TCTACTAGATTGAGGTATTGTGTACGTTTCACTACCTGCAAGGTTATTTGCTTCAGGAAGTCTTAGCTCGCAGCTAGCTTTAGCGCTGGTTGGACCTTTTAAAGAAATTCCTATAAGTTGTAGTAACTTTCTAAGGTTTTGAGGAGATTGAACAGTGCTTAAATATGATTCATTAGCCAACATATCCGCCTTTAAAGAAAGAACGCTGGCTAAATAGCAAAACGTTTCTACTAACATTATACCAAGGTCTGATTCAACAAAGTTGTTATAATCATCTGGATATACGCTTCGTAAATATTTCAAAAGTGATGCTCGATAGTCAACGAAATCATTAGGCGAGTAATCAACTCTATTTGATTTTACTTGCGGGGTAAGCTCTGTAGTTGTTATAAAATCTGATGAAATAGTTCCATCAAACGCGGATGTGTTGTAAATTCCTGTGATGTCTGCCATTATACTATTAACTCCAATGTCTGTTCACCTGTTAGCTCTCCTTTTATATTGTAAGTTAATCTAACATATATTTGATTATACCCAGGTGAAGCTTCATCCCAAGATACTATTAAATTATTAAGGTCTATTCTAGGCTCATATTCTGAAATAGCTCTTGTAATATCCCTTTCTAAACTCATCTTAAGCTCATTATCAAAAGGTTCAAAAACTGCTTTTCTAAGATTAGTTCCAAACTCAGCCCTCATAACCCTTTCACCTTTATTAGTTAGTAAAAGTTGTTTTAAGCTAGACATTATAGTTTCAGCACCTTCCGACCTAGTAAAAAAACCTCCTAATCCTTCTACCACCGGAAAAGCAACTCCAAGAATACGATTAGACTTGGATGTTGTTAATATATTAATGTCTTCGTTTATCATGATATTTTAATATTTTTAAAGAAACCTTTTTGGAAGGTGTAATTTTTTCTAACCTCTGTATTAGATAGGGCTTTTGAATATAATTTAAAACTTCCTATAAATCCACCTAACCCACTAACAGGTCTAGTAGAAGCGCTTCCTGCCATTCCTGCAGTGTTGGAGGTTGTTTTGTGTTGGTTGTTAGTGGGGTTTCCATGGAGATTGTTGGTGTTGTACCCTAGGAATCCTGGGTCATATGTACTTTTACTTGTTTCTCTACCTATTCCGTCTGTAAATCCTCCCCCTAAAATCCAAGGAGTATACCCTAAACCTAAATTTCCTACAACTGGACCTGTTTTGTCGGAATTTTGCCAACTTTCAGCATATGGGTTTGTTGTAGTATCAGCTGCAACCGCTCTGGTAAAAGTTGGAATATTAGGAACTCTTGTTCCCGATAAATCAAAACAAAAACTTAAAGAGGAGCTGCTTAACAATTCTGCATCAAAATAAGTGTTTAGTTTATTATTCTCAAAATCAAATACAACTGCTACATGGACGAAAGAAGAGCTTACGTCATTAATCGAAACTCCATTTACAGAGACCCCGCTTCCTGTAAAAGAACCTATTCCAGGACCGCTTGCGTTATATATTGAAGGCGTCGCCACTGCAGAAACATCCTTACTTGGATTTAAATCAATACTTGATACATTCTCAGCTAGACATACGCTATGTCCAAAATCTCCCGCATTTTGGTTTTGAGATACGGTAGGTGACACAAAAAACTCTAAACCACTAGTTCCATAAACTCCTCCTGCGTCTCTAAAGCCAATCATCATACCATGAACCTTGGTATCATCTTGACGTCCATCAGATATATTAGTTCTGTTCCCATATACTTTTCCTTGACCTGTTCCTAAAGATTCCTGACCTCCTGAGTTTTCACAGGCAGCTATTATCTTGTATCTATGAGCAGCAGTAGTGGTAAGGTTCGCAGCAGGGACGTGTACCCAGCAATCAAAAGTTACCCCTCCTCCTTTTTTAGTTTCTTTATCATATTGAGAGTTGGCTTCATAAAATAAATTATCTAACTCTTGGGTGGTTAATACTTGTTCAGTTCCGTCAGGTTTGTAGTTACTAGGAAGCCTTACGTAGGAAGGGGAACCTCCATTGTAAGTTCCATTGAGCTTAGGTATAGAAAGACCGCTAGGAAACACTTCACCTATACTAGGTCCTACTAATTGACCGTTTAATGACCTTCCAGAGTCTGGAGTTATATTATCTACGTTAAATTCATTAGACGAAGCATCTACTACTGTAGGTTTTATAAAGTTATACCCTAGCAATAAACCTTCAGTTACTATCGATTCGGATAATGACTGGACTAATCCTGGGGTGGCTGACACTGCTTTTTCACCATCAAAATAAGGAAATGTTTCTGGGCTAGTAGGGGTAACACTAAACTTATCAATAACTGAAAATTTATCTTTTGGAGTTTCTACAAAAACAGGAGTTAAAGGAAGTATAATATCATCTAAATCTTCTGAAAATAATAAAAGGTCTTCTTGGGCTTTTAAAGGTACATTAATACCTTTCCCTTTCAAAAATGAGAAATCATTTAAAGGAACTCTTTCTACGGTTTGCCAAGATGGGATATCGGTTTCACTTACATTCTGTATCAAAACCCCAGCTCCTATTCCTAAATCTTTAGGGTCGTTTGAAGGGTCAGTGGACGCGGTAGTAAAGGAGAAGGTGTCAGAGGCAAACAGAGCTATTAGTTGCAGATGTTTTTTTCTTTTTTTAATTTTAGTATCGTAATTCGAGGCTATGGCTGCGATATTACTGTAATGATTTACGACCATGGCGCTGTCAGATGCAAATCCTGAAGCTTCTAACAAAGCTATCTGGTCATGGATAAGAGTAGTGTGTTGTATTTTATTCTTTTCAAACGTTTGTAATATATCGTCAGAATCATAAAACTGCTTAACTAAAGGTTCATTATTAGTATAATCAAAATCTAGAACCGTGTTTTCAAACTCTTCGTATTGATTTGTACCATAAAGATGACCTTTACCGCCTAAATTGGGAGCTTGCGATAGGTTCCAAGTTGAGCTTGCTGCTGCATACCCTGAAACTTCA